ACAGTTACTCCAGAGAACACAGAGTTCTACTTCTTGGGTAAAATTGAAGCTATCCTTGTAAACCCAGCTTTGACAGATGCAACTACTGCAACTGTTACTTTGTCTGCTCAGTCCGACTTCTTCGGTCCAGCAACACTGTAAGCTATCTAGGGGGCTGCCTTCGGGTGGTCCCCGCCACAAGGACGTATTATTCATGGACAAACCATTTAGTAAAGCGTTTGTTATGCGTACGACCTTCCGTCATATGCGTAGAAGCGTAGATATTAGTATTCGAAAATCATTTGAACGATTCCAAGACTTCGATAATGACTCTACCGTTGGTAAAGAAATTATGGAAACTCTTTCTGTACTCCACACAGTGCGTAAGATGCTGGATGACTTTCAAGCAAACAATACAGAACTATTCTCAGAAAAAGACAAGTTAGATTAAGGAAAAACTACAATGAAACATCTCGTTGGAAAAGTAATTACGAAAAAAGTCCCTTTCATGGGCGACGAAGTTGAAGTACGTAAAATGTCAGTATCTGAAGTTATGAAAATTCAGGAACTAGTAAAGAAGGCAAACAAGTCTAAAGCAGAAGATGCTCAACTTGGCCTCTTGCGTGACGTCATTCGTCTTGCAGTGATCGGTGCTGATCAGATTACCGATGAAGATTTTAATACCTTCCCTATTGGGGAGTTGAGTGAACTATCAAACGAAATCCTAGGCTTCTCTGGTCTAGGTGACTCTACAGCGGGAAACTAACTCCCGCAGAGGAATCTATCTTTGAGCTAGCCTATACACTAGGTATTCCCGTGTATCAGTTAGAATCAGAAATGCCTCATACTGAGTTCCTACAATGGATAGAGTTCTTCAAGCGGAGGCCTGTAGGTTGGAGAGAAGATCACCGTGCATCTATGTTAATGAATGCACAAGGTGTGAAGGCAAAGGGTCACGAACTGTTTGGCTCTTTGAAAACAATTAACGACAGAGTTGAAGCTGAGAAAGCAAAAGGCAATGCTCTACCGTCAGGGAAATTCCTTGACATGATGATGAAAGCAACTGGGGGCGACGACTCTGGTTGGGAACTGTTTAAAAAGGATTAACAATGTCCTCAAAAATATCTATGGAAATTGTTAACTTCAAACAGGAGTTAGCTAGGGTTGAGCGGGAAGTTCAACAACTTGCAAATCAAGACATAAAATCTAAAGTTGATTTTGCAGTTAAAACTCTTAGAGTTGTCACACCAGTGGATACAGGCGAAGCCCGTTCCGGTTGGGAAGACAGAACATACATGGGCTTCGACGGGTATTTAGATGGCACTATCTTGAACAAGGTAGAACACATTGAGTATCTAAACAGAGGTCACAGCAAACAAGCCCCTGCATACTTTATTGAACAAGTTTTGGTGAAGTTAGGGGTTATAAAACCTTTTTAAGACTCTAGCACGCTATTAGCCCTCGATGGTTTATCCTTTATACAGGAATAATCGTCGGGGGCTTTTTTTACATTTATTAAAGGAGAATGCCATGAGTGGTGTAGAGATTAGAGTACGCTCTAATTCCAGACAAGCAAGAAATGATTTAAACAAATTAGAACAGTCAGTAAAGAATATTGAAACTCGTACAGCTGCTGCAGGTAAGGCTTTTAGAAACCTTGCTATCGGTATCGGTGCTGCCTTTAGTGGCGGTGTTGCTGTTAAAGGTATCAACAACGCAACTGACTCACTTACAAACTTAGAAAACCGTATTGCCTTAGTTACGGGTCGTGGTAAAGACCTAGACAAGACTATGAATCGCTTGTTCAATATTTCCAAGCAAACTCGTGGTGATATTGCAGGATCAGCAGACACCTTCAACCGCTTTGGTATTGCTTTAAAAGGTACAGGAAAGTCTTCTGAAGACCTACTTAAAGCTGTTACTTCTGTTAACAAGGCAGTTGCTATCTCTGGTAGTAGTGCTGAAAGTGCAAGAGGCGCTTTAGTTCAGTTGGGTCAAGGTCTTGCTGCGGGTCAACTTCGCGGAGAAGAACTCAACTCTGTTCTTGAAGCTGCGCCTCGTCTAGCACAAGCTATTGCTGATGAGATGAATGTGCCGCTTGGTGCTATCAGAGCTATTGCTCAAGAAGGAAAACTAACTACTGAGCTAGTCTTTAACGCTCTTATTAATCAGGCTGACAAACTCTCTGCTGAGTTTGAAACAATGGAAGGTACTTCTGAGCAAGCCTTCAGTGTTATGAAAGACCAGATTAGTCGGGTTGTTGCAGAGATCTCTAAAGGCCTAGGTGTTACTGAGTCCTTTACTAACAAATTTAACTCAATTTCTGACACGTTAGAAGCAAACAGAGATGCTATTGTTTCTGGTGTTGTTGGCGCGTTTCAATCTGTGGGCTCTGTATTCTCTTTTATTAAGACTGTTGTTACAGGCATCATTAGTGTTGTTGCACAGGTTTTAGACTACATTAAAGAGCTAGTAAGTTTTGAAGGTGTTAAAATAAACCTGTTCGACACCAAAGCTTTCATTATAGCTGAGAAGAGCCTAGCAGGGGTTGTTGGTTTCTTTGCTGCAATTAAACTAGACGCATCTATTGTTAAGAGTGCACTAGACAACGTTGCAGGGTTCCTGCAAAAGACTTTCAGTACGCTTGGAAACTACAAGGACGACGCACTTAAGAGTGTTGCAAAATACTCTAAGATTGCTTCTGATAACTTTAAAGAACTATACGACCGCGCTGTTCGCTTCTCTCTCATCAAGTATGTTGAGTTTAGAGGTGGTAAGGGTGTTATTAAAGACTACATTAACTATTTAAAACTACTCAAGGTTCAACGACAAGTAGAGGCTTCGGCTTCTCGTATGTTTAAGAACACTGCTGATTTTGCAAAGAAGTATCTCTCACAGGCTTGGAATAGCGTTAAAACTTTCCTAAACCTCATTGAAAGAAAGTTCTACTGGGTTTATGACGAAGTCATTCAAAACTCTTGGTGGACTGATACTATGGAGCAAACATACTTCCTTTCCGAAAAGTGGTTAGGTAAGGCTTCAGATGCAGTGGGTAGATTCGGAAACACCGTTAATCAAAAGTTTAAAGGGGTTTTTGAAAGTTTTAAAAGTGGCGCTTCGGCGTTTAAAGACCAACTAACAATCTCTAACGTTAAGATTAAGTTTGCAAGCCTTAAAGACCAATTTTCTGGCTTTGCTTCCGGGTTCAAAGAGAATGTAACTTCCGGTCTAAAGTCAGCTATGGATGGTTTGTCACAACTATCTCCGGTTATTTCGGCATCTTTTGGTGCTGCTCTTGTAGCTGGTGTTACTAGGTTCTTGTCTCCTGAATTGTTTAAGAAGACATTTGGAAGAATCGGTCCAGCTGCCATCGCAGTACTGTTTGCAGGTATTGCTACCGACTTGGCTAACATCTTAAAAGATGCTGGTATCTTTAAACAGCTAGGGGCTAACCTTGGTACTACTTTGGCTATTGCCTTTGACGCAGTTTTAAACTCTATACCTGTTTTGGTAGACGGTTTGATTCAGGGTGTTGCTTCTGCTGGCAAAGCTTTTGGCAGAGCTTTAGAGGGTTCTATTCTCGGACTACCTGCTAAAATCCTATCATTCTTACCTGGCGGTGGGTTGCTAACTGCTATCTTGTATGGTTCTTTAGGTTTTGCTGCTATTAGCAGTAAGTTCAGAACTGCACTCTTTGGAATGATTAGCTCTACTATCGCTAAAAGTTCTTCACTTAGTTCTGGTGCTGGCATGTTGTCTAGCTTCTTTTATGGTGAAAACTTTACAAGAGCTTCTGCTAAAGCTAACAAAGCAATGGTTAGAAGTAACGGTATTGCTGATAAGGCTCAAAAAGCCTCTGTTGCTAAAGCAGCAAGCAACTTCACTCAAATTGCATCAAAGGCTAGAATTGCTCACTTGGGCATTATGGGTGCCTTTGCTACAGGTAGTGTTGCCTTGCTTGGTGAGACCTTTGGAACAGAGTTCTCAGCTATTATCGGAGTTACTTTAGGTAACATTGCTTCTAGCATGTTGTTAACTGGGGCTAGCTTTGAAAGTATAAAGCTCAGATTTGCTGGCGTTCGCAACTCAATTATTACAGGCTCTACTGTTATAGCAGCTACTACTTCTAAAAGCTTTAAATTAATGGCGGTTTCTGCTAACACGTCTATGGCGTCTATGAACACAACTTCAAAGATTACCTCAAAGAGCATTGCAGCTAACTTTAAAGCCGGAGCCGCAGTTGCTAGTTCTTCTTTCAGGAAGCTTGGGAAAGTTGGCAGATTTGCTATTGCTGGTCTTGCCGCAAGCTTACTCTTCACGAGTGCAGCTTTTGCAGATGTCGGAGAGGCGGGTGGCGAAGCTGCAGGGGGAGTTGCGTTCTCTGGTGCGACTATCGCAGATACTCTTCTAAACATCGGTCTTGCTGCTACAACTGTGAGCGCGCTTATGCCTTCAGTTGGAAAGAAGTTCTCAAAACTATTTAAGACTATTGGAAAACGAGCTACTGGACCTTTGGCAGCTGGCTTTAGTACTGCCTTCAGTTCTATTGCTTCAACTGTTACAGCTTCTACAGCTTTGGTTGCCGCAGGTACTGCAGCGATCTATGGCACTATTGCTGCAAGTGTTGCTGCTGTTGCTGCTATCGCTTCTGTTTCTATCTACTCACTGTTCTTCGGTGAGGGGGATACTTTCAAGCAAAGACTAAGAAGCAATACTCAAGCGATTAAAGAAGCTATCTTTGGTGTTAAGCGTAACATTACTGGTGTTCGTTCTGAACTAACCAAGATGACTACGGACATTGAGAAGCGTCTTGCAACAATTGATATTGATATTGATATCTCTGCTAACGTTCGTAAAGCAAACTTAGCAGCGTTTAGTACTAACGAGCAGAGTGTGCTAGAATCGAAGCTTGCCAACTTGTCTAGTTTACAACAGCAAGCTAACAGGTCTCAAGCGCTTTATGGTAGTACTAGTAACGAGTTACTTGAGAAAATCAGAGCAGCAGCCCTAGACATCAACACAACTTTGTTGAAAACAGGTGATGGTGACGACGGTCGTGCGAAGACTAACAAAACGACATTCTCAGAACTTGCGGACTTTTTGCAAACTGGTTTAAGGCTTAGTGTTGAAGCAGACTCTGAAATTATGCAAAGAATTATTGCAGGAGATGACGCTGAAATTCGTGGACGGGCAGACCCTAACTTCGAAAAAAGGGTAAACGCAGAAGCCCCACAGAACGAATTACTTCAAATCGTAAAGAAGTTTAATACAGAAGGCGCACTTGACACTGATTCTCAACGCAGAGCCTTCGCGGTAGACGCTTTGATGGCTATGGATGGAGCTGGCGACAGTATTGGCAAAGGCTTCTCAGACCTTAGACCGTTCTTTGAGTCTCTAGTTGCAACAAATGGAGAAGTTACTGACAACATCCAAGAATCTCTAGACAGCTTGGCTAATGTCGATTTAGTTCAGGACGCAAGCGCCGTTACTGGGAGCCGTGGTTCTTTAAATAAGGTAACGGGGGACCGCATCGCGGAATTAAACCGCAACAACGGTAAAATAATCACTGAACAGACCAAGCAGTATATGGAAACTTTAAGGTCTGAATTAACAGGGCTTCTTGAAGCACAAGGTTTCGGAGACATCGGAGACCTCAGTTTACTTGGAGAAAAAGCGCTACTTGAAGCTTTAGTACCCTTACGTGCAGTAGGAACTAAATTAGCGCAGATCACACCTGGGTCTGCTGCTAGTGGAGATATTGCAAATGCAACCGATGGTCAAATAGCAGCTGACAGAATCACAGAGGGCGCTCCTGCTGAAGATATTGCCCAGCTACAGTTAGTGAGAGCAGAAGCTGGCCTTGCTGTTGACGACCTTATTGAAATCCTAAATCCACTACCACAGGGGTTTAACACTCTAAATGCTGCCTTGTCTAGCTTGAATGTACCAACCTTGGAAACAAGCGGCACGGGTAACGGGTTTGTTGGGAGTTCAAAGGTTCTTAACGACTTGAACCAAGCACAACAAAGAGGCGTTGAGCTTAGTGAAGAAATACGTCGTATAGAAGAAGACGCGACAATTTCAAAGGGCGAGCGGCTTAGGCAAACACAGTTGTTGACTACTGAGCAGGCTAAGAACCGAACTCAACTTGTTGGTTATGTTGAACTTCTAAATGCGGCAAACGTTACTGGAGATGAGATAGGAACAACCCTTCAGAATTCTTTGAACATCGATGGTTACGATTTTGATGTTGGAAAGCTTTTGGCACTCGATCCAAAAGACTTGGCAGGTATCTTGACTGCTCAGACTGAAGTTGAAGTCCTTGGTATTCAGCTAGCACAACTCGCTGCCTCTGGTATGATGACTAACGCAGTAGGCCAAACTGGAGAAGACATTAACAACGCCCTTGTTGCTGCTCGAGAGGCTTTAGCAACTAACTTAGTAAGCTTAGGTGTTGGTAAGAAAAGCTCCGTTGGTGGCGGCAAACAAGAAACAATGTTTGAGAAGTTTGTTGGAGGTCTTAACGCTTCTGGTTTCTCTATTGACATTGAACAAGCTGCAAGTCTTGCTGGAAGTGCAATCAAGAGCTTGGAAGGTCCGTTGAAGGCTATCAAAGATGCGCAAGAAAGTATCAAGAAGGCTTCTCTAGGTGACAACGAAGCACGTAGAGCTTCTTTAGCAATCATTGAAGCTCAGCGTGAAGCAATTGCTGGTATCTTAACTTCGGGTACAGTCGAACAAGCAACTATCGGACTTGAAGGTTTGGGCATTGACGCGAGTCAAGCTACTAGCCAAGAGAGTCTTGACGCTTTGATGAGAATCTCTGAACTTCAAGATACCTTGAACAATACCTTGTTTACTGACTTTGAAGCCCGCAAGGCTATCACTAGTGAGATTGAAAGACAAGCTTACTTGTTAGAGGGTGTCACTACAGGGGCGCAAGCTTCTTCTGACGCAATCAAAGGAAGCATCAAAGAGTCTTTCAGTGGTCTACTTAAAGGCACTATGTCTTTCAAAGAAGCTATGCATAACATCTTAGATTCAATCAGTTCACAAATTATCGATACTGTTGTCGGTTCGTTTGTGGACGCTATGTTTGAAGCTTCTGGTCTTGAAGACATGTTCACTAACCTTTTTGCAGGTCTATTCTCTAGTGGAAATAAACTAGGTGGACAGCTCGGAGAGAACATTGGTGGGGCTATTACTGATGGCATTGGAAGCTCGTCAGGCGGTCTAGCTAAAGGTCTTAAAGATATGTTTAAAGGTCTTGGCGGCGGCGGTGCTGGTGGGGGTGGTGGCCTCCTCAGCGGTCTACTCGGCCTGGGTGGAGGTGGTGGCCTGTTTAGCTCTATCTTCGGCTCATCCTTCGGTAGCTTCTTGGGCTTCTCCCAAGGTGGTACAGTACCTAACACGCCATTCTCACAGGCTGGTAAGGACTCTGTCCCTGCTATGTTGATGCCGGGTGAAGTTGTTCTTTCTAAGAACGCTGTAGCACGTCAAAACATGAACCAAGGACAACAACAACAAGTGTTTAACATCAACGTATCTGGTGATGTATCAAGACAAACTCGCTCTGAGATTGTTAAGATGCTGCCTCAGATTACCTCTGGTGTAAACATGAACAACAAAGAAAACAACTTCAGAAGAAGTTAAAAACTATTATGGTCATCCCTTCGGGGGTGGCCTTTTTTACCAAAACCGGAAGTATTTTTACCTTAAAAAAAAGTGGGGAAAAACAGCCCTCTATAATGAAGAAAACAAAAAGGAGACTACCCATGATCTATGTTGGTTTTGGTTTTATCGCAGTACTACTTGTTGCAGTCTATGATGCACATAACAACTAATATAAAGGAGAACACAATGTTTAAATTCTACCGTGGTACTACTGTTCGTGAAGCAAACGAGCTAGCCCTTGACAAACAGACTCGTGAGGTTACTCACTGGACTGACTCTTACGAAAAAGCAGCAATGTACTCTAAAGGCGCTGTTGTTGAGATTGAACTAGACGAACTTCCACCACACTTCAATCTGTACCGCAGCGCCTGTGAGGGTGACGCAGTACACGGCACGTTCGCTCAATGGGTACTTCCCCGTGCCTACTTTGAAAACAGAGCGTCTTGCTTTGTTGAACTGGCAACGGTTCACTATGCTTGATAAAGTTAAAGCGTGGTGGCTTACCAAAATCTACGAATGGACTGAAGAGATAAACCGTGATCACTTCATGTCTATTCTAAAAGAAATACTAGAAACCTCAAAGAAGGGAACTACAAATGAAAAGAACTTGTAGTCACTGGACATGTTCTAAACAAGTACCTGCAAAGTACCGTTACTGTTACGAACATCGCCCTGATCAAGATATTGGGATTATACCTGCAATAGCGTTTCTTGTTGTAGTGCTTATAATCTTTCTTTAAAAAGGAAAACACCTATGCTTACTAAGATTGTTTTTATTGTAATGTTTGTTGTGTTGACTCGACTTGCAGTTGACACTTATCGTCGTGGCTCTTTCGGGTTTAGAAAGATTGACTTCGGATTTGAAGTTGCAGTAGTAGGCTCTATTATTGCTCTCTTTCTTTTCGGACTAGTTGATGCGCTAGGTGTCTTGGCTGTGTTTAGCCCTGAGATCTACCAAAAGATTAAAGAATACCAAACTGGAGAATAACTATGCTTATGACAGCAACAATGTGCTTGGCACTTAACGTGTTCTTTGAAGCACGCCACGAGACTACCTCTGGCCAACTCGCTGTGGCTGAAGTAACACTAAACAGAGTAGCAGACAAACGCTACCCTGACACTGTTTGTGAAGTAGTCTGGGAGGACAAACAGTTCTCTTGGACTCACGACGGTGTACACGACGACCCTACCCGTATGTCTTATCTCGACAGAGAGGCATGGAAGGGCATCACAGAGCTGGCCTCTGGTGTTCTGGATGGTAGTACTAGCCGACTAGAGATAACAGCCACACACTATCACTCTGTGGCAGTCTCACCCTTCTGGACTAAACACTATGAGTACGATGGCCAGATTGGAAACCATGTGTTCTACACTAATGAAACCCCTTATCGATAGGATCTACAATGGCAACAGCAACACTAGAACTGGAAGAAATGACTATCACTTACGAGTGTTATTTAGAACGGTGTGATTATGGAGTAGCGCGTAGCCCTGTATGGTACGAGCCACAAGATATTGAAATCACACACCTAGAAATCATGGGAGAAGAACTTAGAATAAAAGATCTAAGACAGAACCCTAAGCTGCATGAGCGACTTCTTTCTTTTGCAGACGATATCGAACACTGGAAATAACTGGGGTAATCTACCCCTCTATAATGAAGAAAACAAAGTCTTGAAAGGACTAACTATGAAAACTCTCGTAATCGCAACTATCATTGCTTCTGTAACTGCAACTGCTTCCTTCGCTAGCTGGAACAACAACAACGGCGCTAAATGGAACGGCGACGTAGGAACACTACACACTAACGGCTGTCAGTTTAAAGACCAAACTAACGGTACAATGACCTTGAACAAATCAACGGGCAAGTGGACAACTACTTCTGCTGCTTCAATCACAGTTAAATCAACAAACATCAACAACCTCAAAGTTACTCAAGGCGGTAATCAACTCTATTTAAAATCAAACAGCCAACCTTTAGGTAAAACTTTGGTTGACTACAAGAACGGTGGTGTCTCCTCTGCAGTTGCTTCTAACAACAATAACGCAGTAGTTAACATTAACTCTAATGAGATTGCAGTAGGGAATGCCAACAAACCAGGGGCTACTAAGACTACTTTCACTATTGGTGGTACAGCACAAATGGATGACTTGAATGACTTGAATGACATTGCAAACGATTCCGACGTCTACATCCAACACAACGTAACCTGCCTGCAGTAATATGAAGCGTTTATTAGTTGCGGTAATGATGCTTTTACCAACTCTTTCTCTGGCGCACTCTATGTCGCCAGGGTTTGAGACCGAATACGCTTCTAAAAGCGTTGTAACAAAAACCTACGAACTTGAAAATCACTACGAGTTCCCAGTAACGTTGGAGGTATACGTATTAAACAAAGACGGTTCTCCAGCTGATGGTTGGAAGACTGAGAAGAACACTTATCGAATAACACCAAGAAACAAGAAGCAAGTGACAGTAATCTTCAAGTCTGAAGGTCAAAGAAAGCTTCTCGTATGTTCAAAACTAATAGGAGTTGGTTATGAAGAAAATGACCCTAGCATTATCAGTGTTGTCTGTAGTCGCCTTATCATCAATGGCGTCAGCAGATAGTTACAACGTACAAACTAGTGATGGCGCTGGTTGTTCACAAAATGAAAGCACAGGACGCTCTGTTGAGTTTGGCGCTAACGTAAATACCTTCACCCAAGAAGCTGAAGTTTCTGTTATGTACAAAATTGAGCTTGGTAAAAAGAAACTGCGTCGAAATCGAGTAAACTGCAACGATCTGTATGACATTTCTCTTCGTCGTCAGAACTTACAACTTCGACGAGAACAGCTTGAAATCGAGTTACTTCGTATTCAACTAGCAAACGCTAAAGCACAAAACAACAACAACAACGCTACAATCACCTCAAGTGATGACTGGTAAACTGGGTAAAACTACCCCTCTATAATGAAGAAAACAAAAGTCTCTGAAAGGACAACACAATGGAACTTATTCTCGTACTCATCTTCGTAGCACTCTTTGCCGTAGTCACTTACAAAATGGCCGAAAGCCGTGGTCGTAACGCCTGGGGCTACACTATTGGAGGTCTCTTGCTTTCACCTGTAATCATGTGGATTGCTCTTGCTATCTTGGGCAAAACACCTGAGAAGAAGAAAGAAGATATTCTTGAAATGAAAAAAGTTATGATGGAAGATGAAACCATCTTGGGTCAATAACAACTATAAATCTTTAAAGGAGAAACAACATGACTAAATCAGAAATGAAAGCTTATCGCAAATCCAAAGAGTATTTGGACTCTATCTCCTTTAAAGAGCTAGTAAAAGCTATTGACGCCAAGTGGGGTCACACCTACGAAGACGTCACAAACGATTAATGACTTAAAGTGTAGCCCTACGGGGCTGCATCATAGGACACTAACGTCCGTATACCCCAAATGGAGAATATCAAATGAATACTACAATCACACACTGCACTACTTCCGCTGCCTTTACCTACGTACAAGGTTCTGACACACTACGTGAAACTTGGTTGGACGGTTCCGGCACAGTAATTAACTACTCTACCTCCACACCTCGTGGACGCTACCTTGTTTCTTTGGTTGCTCGTAAGGGCTTCTCAAAGACCAAGTAATTCTATTTAAGTTTTCCTCCTCCCCAACTCCTCCGCCGCCCTTCGGGGTGGTGGGGGCTTTTTACAACTTATTTTTTTTTCAAAGGTATAAACCATGATAACTGTATTTTTCTGCTCTGTAGTTTTGCTCGGTCTTATGGGCAAACTAGACGAAGAATAATATAGTTATAAGATCCTTAACCAAGTGGAGTGCAATAGCACCTGATCCACAACAGAAGGAATGACTTATGAATACACTAGAGCTTCTTGCAGATGACCTGCACTATAGGCAAAAACAAATGTTCAGCAAAGATGGAACTGTAGACACAAGAAAGAAGGCTCACGCTATTGCGGATGTCTGCCCAACATACTTAGTTGAGCTAACGTATGGACACGTACTACAAGCTATAGAACGACAATCAGCCTTGTCAGCTATTGTTAAGGGTATAGGTAGTACTATTATGAGAAGAGAAAAGCTAGAAGACGACGCTGTACAAGCTTGCCATATTGGCTGGTTTGTTTTAGTAGCTTATCTAGAGACCAACATACTATCTTACAAAGGTGAACACAGAAAAAACTCTAAAGGTAAACGAGACAAACACCCTACCTACTACATCCAAGTTCGAAACATGGATGCGATTAAAGAGTTAATGGAGCTAGTCTCAAAAGACAGTGTTGACCTTTTCCCTATGATACAAGCCCCACAACCTTGGGAGTATAACAAGTTCTTACACAAGGAGACAGGTGTTAAACTAATTAAGCACGCTCACGAAGAGGCAATAAAGCAAGTAAAGCACAACGACACTTCTTACCTTGTTGATACTTTGAACAAGTTGGGACGTACAGGTTGGCGTATTAACCCTTTCGTATTCGATGTGTTTAAGAAAACACGTAACCTAAAGAAGACTCCTTTTAAATACTCAAAGGAAGTTGACAGAGAAAAGAAAGCTTCTCTGTTAGTTGAAATAAATGCTATCGAGGCACTAGCCGAAAGGAATCTCAATAATGCTTTCTATCATCTTTATAACGTGGATTTTCGTGGAAGGATATATCCAAATACTGCGTTTTTACACGAACAATCCTCAGACAACGCCAAG